AAGCTGTTGATGTCTGACACCCCTGCCGGTGGTGCGACAAAGAATACCACAGTAGACGCAGTTGCCGACTTCGCTTGGACCTCTGGAGCCCCACAGGTAACGCAGGCTCAACGATTGGCCTTGACCGCTACATTGGGTCAGGTAGTATATCAAACAGACGCTACAGAGGGCTTGTATCAGTACAAGTCAACTGGCTGGTCAGCTTTATGATTATACGCAAGATATCAGTTGGTGCAGACTACAAGAACGCCATGAACTACCTTCATGGGCAAGACGTTTTGCGTGGTGAATATTTCATCGACTTGATTATTATGCGTGACAATGGATTCATTGAGATTTGGATCAAGAACGAATCTGGCGTGTTGCTGTGGAAATCGTTCAACAACAACATGCCGATATCGATCGAATACGATATAGACTTTTAAATAAAATGAAATCACCGCTCTGCTTTGTAGTAGAGCCTGTTGGCGACAAGCTTTACGACAACACAAATGAAATTGGGCTCATACTGAGCGCATCCAAGGAGGACCACACAGTAACGAACAGATTCGCTACGGTCATCGCCACTCCAATTTTATACACCGGGGAGATTGTTCCTGGTGATATCTTGATGGTGCACCACAACGTGTTTAGAAAGTACTTCGACATCCGTGGCAAAGAGGTCTACGGGCCATCACACTTCAGAAACAAAACATTTCTAATAGAAGACGACCAGTACTTTTTGTACAAGCACGACGGACAGTGGAAAGCTCCACCCCCGTACTGCATGGTCAAGCCTGTAGAGAACTACGACGAGGGTGTAATCATGTCTACGGACCTAGAGAAGCCATTGTTAGGTATTCTTAGATACGGGAATGAGTACCTTTACTCAAAGGGATTAAAAGACGGCGACTTGATCAGCTTTCAGCCAGAGAGCGAGTACGAGTTTAAGGTCGACGGAGAGAAACTGTACCGCATGATGAGCAAAAATATCTGTGTAGCGCTATGACAACCGATAGAGAGTTCAAAGAGAAGATCATCGCAGCCGCAGAGAAGGCCATCGTGGAGCTAATACTGGTGGCCAAAGAGCCGATAATAGGCGGTGGTGCAGAGACAGACCTGTCTGCCGACAAGTTGAAGAACGCTGCGGCGACTAAGAAGCTTGCCATCATGGACGCGTTTGACATCCTCAAGCGGATACAAGAGGAGAAGAACATGCTCGACGCACCGGAGGCCAAAAAGACTCCCGACGCTGTCGAGACTAAGAAGGGCTTTGCGGAAAGGTTCTCTAAATGACCAAGCTGTACCAAGTACTCAAAGATGTTGTAAGACCAGAGGTCTTAAACAAGAAGAACAAAGACAAGTCTTGGGAGTACGGGTGGGATCCGACGCATGACTTTGTGGTCATATCAAAGGACGGAACCATCGGGCCAATCTACGAGATCAACGGACTTCGTATCGCACTGCCGATGCCGAAGGACATACAGAACCGTGGCGCCAAGTGGCAGCCACAGGAATACCCAAAGGACCTCGCAAAGATCAAAACCATATTTGACTGGAACAAGTACGACAACGAGTTCAAGACCAAGTGGATTGACTATATCGAGACCGAGTTCGACAGGAGGGACAACGGGTTCTGGTTCATGAACAACAAGCAGAAGACCTACATTACGGGAACTCACTACATGTATTTGCAGTGGACCAAGATTGACGTTGGTCTTCCAGAGTTTCGTGAGTCTAACCGGATTTTCTTCATCTTCTGGGAGGCGTGCAAGGCAGACACAAGGTGCTTTGGCATGTGCTACCTCAAGAACCGTCGTTCTGGATTCTCGTTTATGAGCTCGTCTGAGCTTGTGAATACAGCAACCATCAACAAGAACGCACGTCTGGGTATCCTGTCAAAGACCGGTAACGATGCCAAGATCATGTTCACGGACAAGGTCGTGCCCATATCAAACAACTACCCGTTCTTCTTCAAGCCAGTGCAGGACGGTATGGACAAACCAAAGACTGAGCTTGGATACCGTGTGCCTGCGTCCAAGATCACGCGGAAGAACATGGACAAGAACGAGGAGGAGATCGAGGGACTTGACACGTCTATTGACTGGAAGAACACAGCTGACAACAGCTATGATGGTGAAAAGTTGAAGCTACTGGTTCATGACGAATCAGGGAAGTGGCTTGCACCAAATAACATTGAGAATAACTGGCGTGTAACTAAAACGTGTTTGCGCCTTGGTTCGCGGATCATAGGAAAGTGTATGATGGGTTCTACCTCGAACGCACTCGACAAGGGTGGATCGGGATTCAAGGACATCTACTACGACTCAGACCCAAGAAAGCGAAGCAGTAACGGACAGACCAAGAGCGGCCTGTACTCACTGTTCATTCCCATGGAGTGGAACTTTGAAGGATTTATAGACGAGCATGGCTGGCCTGTGCTTGAAAAGCCAGAAAAGCCAATTAAGAGTATCGATGGGAGCTGGATTATACAGAGTGTTGTAGAATACTGGGAGAACGAAGTTGCAGCACTGAAAAGCGACTCGGACGCACTAAACGAATTCTATCGTCAGTTCCCACGCACGGAGTCGCACGCGTTCCGTGACGAGAGTAAGTCTTCGCTGTTCAACTTGACCAAGATCTACCAGCAGATCGACTACAACGACACGATGGTGCAGATCCAGTCCATCACACGCGGCTCGTTCCACTGGAAAGATGGTGTAAAGGATTCAGAGGTGGTATGGACTCCAGACCGTAAGGGGCGTTTCTTGGTGTCATGGATGCCGGAGCATAACAAGCGTAACAAGGTATTAAAGATAAACGGCAGGATCAAGCCGGGCAATGAGCACATGGGCTGCTTTGGGTGTGACCCATACGACATCTCTGGTGCCGTAGGTGGTGGGGGATCTAACGGATCGCTACACGGTCTGACAAAGTTCCACATGGACGAGGGGCCGGTGAACGAGTTCTTCCTTGAGTACATCGCGCGTCCACAGACGGCGGAGATATTCTTTGAGGACGTACTGATGGCCTGCTTCTTTTATGGCATGCCGATCCTTGTGGAGAACAACAAGCCACGACTGCTGTATCACTTCAAGAACAGGGGGTATCGCTCATTTGCGATGAACAGGCCAGACAAGGCAATCGCCAAGTTGTCAAAAACCGAACTGGAGATTGGTGGAATACCAAACTCATCAGAGGACGTAAAGCAGGCACACGCAGCTGCGATTGAGACGTATATCGAGAAGCACGTTGGCATAGACATGGAGGGAACTTACAGGCCAGTAGACGAGATGGGTACCATGCCGTTCACTAGAACTTTAGAGGACTGGGCACGGTTTGACATCAACAATCGTACAAAGCATGACGCATCTATCAGCTCAGGACTTGCCATTATGGCAACGCAGCGACATTTATATGTACCCGAGGTAAAGAAGTCAAAAATAAGCCTTAAATTTGCAGAATACGATAACAAAGGCTTTCACAGCGAGTTAAGAAAATAATGACAGATCCAAAAATAATAATCAATGCAACTACTTTCCCAAGCCAGCTGGCCACGGACGCTGAGAAGGCGTCTAAAGAGTTCGGCCTACAGGTTGGGTTAGCGGTGCAGTCGGAGTGGTTCCGAAAAGACGCAGGCTCGTGCAGGTTCTATAACCAGTGGGTGGAGTTCCACCGTTTGCGCCTGTATGCACGCGGAGAGCAGTCCGTTGAGAAGTACAAAAAGGAGATGTCATTCGATGGAGACCTATCGTATTTAAACCTTTCTTGGACACCGGTACCTATCATGCCTAAGTTCATTGACATTGTTGTTAATGGAATGGCTGATAGAAACTTTTCAGTAAAGGCCGTAGCGCAAGATGCACTAGCGGCAGATCAGCGTAACCAGTTCCAAGACATGATCGAAGGCGACATGGTCGCTAAGGATTTCTTGCTACAGACAAAGGAACAGTTTGGCGTAGACGCGTTCAACACCAATGTAGAGGAGCTTCCATCAAACGATGAGGAGTTGCAGCTTTACATGCAGTTGAAGTATAAGCCAAGCATCGAGATTGCAGAAGAGCAAGCAATCAATACTCTACTTGAACAGAACAACTATGCAGACACTAAAAAACGTATCGATTACGACCTTGCCACTTTGGGTATCGGTGGTGCGAAGCACTCATTTCTACCAGGAGCCGGAGTTAAGGTTGACTATGTCGACCCCGCCAACTTGGTATACAGTTACACCGAGTCACCCTATTTTGACGACGTATTCTACTGGGGAGAGGTAAAGCAGGTTCCGATCACTGAGCTGATCAAGATCAAGCCAGACATCACAAAGCCAGAACTAGAAGAAGCTTCACAGCTTGGATCTGCTTGGTGGGACTACTATGGCATCATGCGTACATATAGGAACGACTTGTTCGACAAGGACGTTGTAACCCTGTTGTACTTTAACTATAAAACTGACAAGACCTTCGTATACAAGAAGAAGTTCTTGGAGAGCGGTGGAGAGCGTATCATCCGTAAGGACGAAAGCTTCAACCCTCCAACAGACCAAGAGGAAAGATTCGAGCGTATCGAGAAGCGTATTGACGTTTGGTACGAGGGCATCTTGATTCTTGGCTCAAATAAATTGATCAAGTGGGAGTTGTCCAAGAACATGGCACGCCCCAAG